ACCTTTTGAAAAAGATGGCTGTTAAAAACACAAAAGATATTTTAGGAGAAGCAGGAAAAACAATTTCTGATGGAGACAGAGCATTGGTCAAGGGCATCGTTGGAGATATTGACTCTATTATGGGTGCAGATGAAGACGAATTAATGAATAGAATACAACAAGTTTATTCTATGGTCGTTACTAAAGGCAGAAGAAATCTTGATTCTGGATACAGAAGTCTTTCTGAAAAGGGAATAAACATTGGTCCTTACGACTCTTCGCGACAAAGTAGCAGTCCTTTAAACGAAGATGATCAAGCTGAATTAGAGAGGCTTAGAAAGGCTCAAGGAGTTGGCGCATAATGCAATCTTCTGACGAGCTTAAAATTCGCAAAGCAATTGAGTCTGGAAATCTATCTCCAAAAATGGAGTTGCAGGCAAGAAAAGCTATTGATTCAAACACAGAAGATGTGAGTGAGTTAATTACTAATATTTCTGGTGGAAACATTCCAGATTATAGAAGAAATTCTTTTGAAGATATAGTTTCTAAAACAAAGCCAAAAGCAACATTCAAAGGCTTTGCCTCAGAAGATGTAGACACAGAAACTGGCATCCAAAGGGCTGGTTTTCGTGCAGAGCTATCGCTTGCTGAAACAGATGCAGACCAAGTTCTTGTATTAAAGAAGTATGGTCTTGATGAGTCCGACTTCCTTCGTGACAACAGAGGCCGTTTAGCTGTAACGCCTGAAGGCGCAGCAAAGCTTGGCGTTGACGCAAGCAAGCTTACTCTTATTGATGAAGAAGGTTTTAGTCGTAACGACATATCTGATCTAGCTGGCATTGCTCCTGAAATCATTGGTGGTGTTGCTGGAGCTATTACTGGTCAGATAGCCATACCTATTCCTATTCTTGGAGCGGCGATAGGCGCTGGTGTTGGTGCTGGTGGTGGTCAAGGCGCAGAAGAAATATTTGAAGCTGTTCGTGGCACACAAGCACAAACAGATGAAGAAGTATTAAAAGACGTTGCTACAGAAGCAACAATAGGCTTCTTGGCTGATGCTACTTTTGGTTTGCTTGGTGGTGCAATTAGAAAAGTTAAAGGTGGTGTAAAGCCCGGCAAGGGGCTGACTGACGAAGAGCTTAAAACAATCGGTGAGTCATTGGAGATGGGGCTTACGCCTACTCTAGCGGCGATTAAGGCACCCTCTTTGGTTGCTCGACAGCAAGGCATCGCTGAAAAGGCGTTTGGAACGTCTGATCGACTAAAAGCTAATCATGACAATATGCAATCTTTACTTGCAGGACTTAGAGCTAGGGTTGGCGCTGGCACAGATGAAGAAGTTGGCGAAATTCTTATCAACGCAACTGGTAAAGAAGCTGAAGCCCTTAAAGTTGCTGAAAGGCAAGCTCAAGAGTCTGTTATAAAAACCCTTGATGATTTAGCGCAGGAAATTGGTGCGGCGGCTGAAAAGAACCTTACGCTTGAAGATGATACCTTTAGAATATTAGCAAGTGCGTCAAAAGCGTTTGACGATCAAATGACTAATTTGTGGAAGCCTATTGATGCTGCTCTTGTAAAAGGAGTAGGCACAGACAAACTTATTCCTATAGACCGACTTAAAGTTATGGCTGCTGAAGTTGCCGAAATGCAGAAGCCCGGTTTAGCTGGTGGTACTTTTTTAGACCTGCAAAGCGCATTAAAAACAGTTAANTCTTTAAAAGGCACTGAGTCGTTCCAACAGTTATACGCGGCAAGAAAATCTCTTAATGATATTTTAGCAAAAACATCTTCAAAGACAGAGGCAGATGCTATTACGCCAATGATAAAAGAATTGGACGCTAGGCTTTCTGTGAATAATATTGACGATGTTATTTCCGCTTCTGGTAAGTCAGTCACCCCTGAAGGGGCAGAAATCCTGCGCCGTGCGTCTGAGAGGCTTAATGTCAACAGTTATACGCGGCAAGAAAATCTCTTAATGATATTTTAGCAAAAACATCTTCAAAGACAGAGGCAGATGCTATTACGCCAATGATAAAAGAATTGGATGCTAGGCTTTCTGTTAATAATATTGACGATGTTATTTCCGCTTCTGGTAAGTCAGTTACTCCTGAAGGGGCAGAAATCCTGCGCCGTGCGTCTGAAAGACTTAATGTAGCTCGTGGACAGTATAAGCGTGGCGCGACAATATTCGATGAGCTTGAGTCGGCTGGTGTTGTTAGGGGGCTTAGATCAAAAACAAATGCTGGTGAAAGTATTAGCATTGATGACATCCGCATGGATAAAATTATTAAAAACGACAAGCCAAAGGTTCTTGATCGAACTTTACAGGCAATACGTTTAGCTAATGGAGGCACTGGTAGAAATGCTGATGCTGCCGCCGAACAATTTAGAAAACAACTTGCTGGCGAATGGTTGCGGGACACTTTAAACAAGTCAGGCATTAATGCCTTGGACAACTATGCTCCAGAAACATTTAAAGGAGCCGCTTTCGCCAAAGCAGTTAAAGATCTTGGGCGCACGGCAGACAACTTGTTTGGGCCTGACGCTGGTAAGATTAAACAACTCGCTAAACAAATTGATAAAACATCTTTATCAAACATGGATCAAGCTGTTGTTCAGCAAATATTAAAAGAAGGCGCTGACGGAAATCTTGTTGGCACAATGCAAAGGTTGGTTAATGCACAAAAAGAAATATTTGAAGCAAACAGAAGTTCTGCTTTTAAAAAGCTTTCTTCTGGAAATTTAAATGCAATTGAAGCAGCAGAGCTTATTGCTCATAGATCAACTACAGCATCAGACATCACCAAGATTGTAAAAAGTTTTGATGGTGATCCCGCAGCATTAGAGAAGATACGGGGTAATTATATGGAAACATTAATTGCTGATTTTGGAGAGTCCTTAACGACTGATGGTAAATCTCTAGGGGCTTTTGCTAACAGGCTATTGGACGCAAATGAGGGCGGCAAACTAACTGCTATATTTGGTCAGGAGATGGGCGAGGACATGGCTAAATTTGCTAGAGTTTTGGCATTGAACGCTAAGACTGCTCCGGGCGGTGATCTTGTAGCTGCTAACATTGCGGCAAGCCCTCTTCAGAATGTAGGTAAAATAGTTAGATTTGGAATTTTTACTAAAGTTTTATCATCTGGCGGGTACTATGATGATATAATGAAGCAATATAGAAAAGAAATTCTTGGCGAATCTCCAGACGAAAAAGCAAAGATACTTGGCAGACTTATGGGACAGGCGTTTAAGAACGCTTCTATCCAAGCTCCTCCTCAAGTCGTGCAAGAAGGCATGAATGAAGCAGAGAAGCAAATTCGTGCTGTGGCTGACAATTCAGGATTAACCGCACAATTGTCCGCAATTCAAAACCAGATGACTGCGCCAAACGCAGCATCTAGTCTTGGAGGGGTAAGTGTGACACAACCAACAGCCCCAGCAGGAACCAGTACAATTCGACAACAAGCAGCAGCAAACCCCGGTGTAGCACAGGCGCTTGGTATTAACCCCGCGACAGCTACATTGCTAGGAACAGGAAACCCATAAAATGAACAAAGATGTGTTACGCGAAGAAATAGCCGCTGATGAGGGCTGTAAGTATGAGGTATATTTGGATCATCTTGGTCTTCCTACTTGTGGAGTTGGTCACTTAATCACCGAAAACGATGGTGAGCATGGCAAGCCAGTCGGAACCGTTGTTGAACAGGAGCGAGTTAGAAGCCTGTTCGCATTAGACATAGCAGTGACCATAGACGAGTGCAAAGTATTGTACCCAGACTTTGACGATTTACCCGAAGAGTGTCAGCACATCATAGCCAACCTCATGTTTAACCTAGGTCGCCCCCGGCTGTCCAAATTTGTCGGTCTCAAAGCTGGTGTAGATGCTCGTGACTGGAATAAAGCCGCAGATGAGATGGTAGATTCCCGGTGGTATACGCAAGTTCCAAATCGTGCTAGACGCTTGGTAGACCGCATGAGGGCGTTGGCTAGTTAACAGCCGCAGCCCCTATTCCACCCTGCCCATATTTTTTATCAAACGCATCAGCAGTTAGCTTGGCTATTTGCTGACGAGCATTCCTGTGTTCGTCTGCACAAAGCTTCTGAAGCTTGTTGTAAGTAGAAATATCT